CTCTAACAAGTGGTCCTTCCGAAAGCTCAGGGCTGAAACAACAGTTGCACAAATGGCAATCGTCAAGCAACTTAAAGAACTTATCAAACAACACGGACTTGCCATAAGTATCGACGAGTTCCGTCCAAATAAAAACCACGGTAATAAGCAAGAACGTATCTCATCTGTCTTAGAACCACGCTATGATAACTTAAGTATCTGGCACTACCGTGGTGGTAATACTCAAATACTAGAGGAAGAACTAGGGTCCCGTAATCCACCACACGATGATGTGATTGATGCTCTAGCTTCTGTAGTAGACATGGCTGTCAAACCTGCACGTAATGTAAAAAGGGGTAGTAGCCAAAACATTGTGTGGGCTAATAATAGATTTAGAGGTGCTGGTTAATGGCTGGTGAGACAATCGACTTAGATAATGTAATTGAATCAGACAGCATTGCTGTTCAGATTGCTGACCGCTGGCGTGAGTGGTCAAGCTTTCGTGATAAGAAAGTAGAAGAGTGGAAAGAACTTCGCAACTATCTTTATGCGACGGACACACGTACTACTAAGAACGCTATGCTTCCTTGGTCCAACAGTACGACTACACCAAAGCTTACTCAGATTATGGACAACCTTCATGCAAACTATTTTGCTACATTGTTTCCACAAAAAACTTGGTTTAAGTTTGAAGCAAAGTCACGAGAGGACAACGTAAAGTTTAAGCGTGACGCTATTCAAGCCTACATGGAAAACAAAGTAGCTCAATCTTCTTTTGTCAATACAGCGTCTGATATTCTTTATGACTATATTCAATACGGTAACTGTTTTGCTACTGTTGTTTGGGAAGAGAATTACAATGTTAAAGAAAACGACAACCTTGTAATTAACTACGTAGGTCCTCGTCTTGTACGTATCTCACCATATGACATTTGTTTTAATCCTACAGCCTCATCATTTGAAAAGACACCTAAGATCATACGATCAATTAAAACATTAGGTGAAATTAAAAAGATGGTTGAAGAGGATCCTTCTAAAGAATACATGAAGGATGTCTTTAGCAAAATGACAGAAGCTCGTGCAGCTGTACGTAGCTCAGAGCGTCAGGATAAATCAGAGGGTTATGTTGCAGATGGGTTTACTTCCATCCAACAATACTACGAGTCTAACTATGTAGAGATCCTTACGTTCTACGGTGATTACTATGATGAAGCGTCAGACCAGTTATTTAAAGACCGTATCATTACAATAGTTGATCGTGCTTATGTTTTATCTAATGAAGAAAACCCAAGCTACTTAGGTCATGCGCCTATCTTCCACGCAGGTTGGAGGCCACGCCCTGACAACCTATACGCTATGGGTCCTCTTGATAATCTTGTAGGTATGCAGTACCGCATTGACCATTTGGAAAACCTTAAGGCTGACGTATTCGACCAGATTGCATATCCAATTCTTAAGATCCGTGGTGACGTAGAAGACTTTGACTTTGCCCCAGCTACACGTATCTACATGGGTGACGAAGGCGATGTGGGTTATCTAGCCCCAGACGCTACAGCATTAAACGCTGACATGCAGATCCGTCTACTAGAAGACAAGATGGAAGAGATGGCAGGGGCACCTCGTCAGGCTATGGGTATCCGTACTGCAGGTGAGAAGACAGCCTTTGAGGTACAGACACTCCAGAATGCTGCCTCTCGTATCTTTGAACATAAGACTGCTCACTTTGAACGTGTGTTCTTAGAGCCTGTCCTGAATGCTATGTTTGAGATATCTCGTCGTAAAATGAACGTAGCGGATACTCTACGTGTATTTGATTCTTCTACCAATGCTGTCATATTCCAAACAGTAACTAAGGATGACATCACAGCTAACGGTAAGATTGTTCCTATAGGTGCCCGTCACTTTGCAGAACGTGCGCGTCGAGTACAAAGCCTTACACAGCTATATCAGATTAAACTGTCAGACCCTAGCGTTGCTGCACACATGTCGGGTAAAGAATTTGCTCGTATTCTTGCGGAAGAACTTGGCGAACCTACTTTGTTCTCAGAGAACATTGCGGTTGCTGAACAACTTGAGACACAACAAGAAGTCCAAGAAGCAGAGATGCAGAACCAAGAGATGTTAGCAATGAAACAAGAAATGGGTGTTTAATGAAGGCCCAATGGTTTAAACAATGTAAGACGAAAGAGGATAAAGAAAAGGTCAGACAACTAATTATGTCTAACCGAGAAAGTCTCCTTCGTCTTGAAAGTATTCTTGAGTCTCTTCTCAAGGAAACCCCATCGTCAACTGATTATGACAGCCCGTCGTGGGCCTATAAACAGGCTGATCGCATCGGGTATAACCGAGCACTAAACCAAGTGCTTGATATCATCAATCTGGACAAGGAATAAAATTATGGTATTTTCTGACTTGGCTGCAACCGAACAGCCCGAGCAGTTGACAGAGCAGACGCAGCTAGAAACCGCACCACAGGAATCTTACTTGCAGAAACTCGTAGAGGCGAAGGGAGAGAACTGGAAAGATCCTGAAGTCTTAGCTAAAGGTAAACTCGAAGCAGATGGCTACATTAAAAATCTAGAAGATCAGCTAGCTACTCTACGAGAGGATATGAAGAAGCAAGACTATCAAGCGCAGCTTCTTGAACAGTTGCAGAACAAGGCTACTGGAACTACCACAGTAGGAACTGCAACGCCCAATAATAATGGTAGCACGGAGACACAGAACACCACTGCGAGTCTTAGTGAGAACGACTTGGAAAGCCTTGTTGAAAAAACACTGGTCAAACGTGAACGAGATTCTGTCATTAAACAGAACTTGACACAAGTAGATCAAGAGTTACAGAAATCTTTTGGTACCGAAGCAGCTGCTAAAGTCCAAGAGAAGGCACGGGAACTAGGTATGTCAATGGAACGCTTGCGTGATATTGCAGCTGAGTCACCCACCGCTTTCTTCTCTCTTATTGGTCAACCACAGAAATCCTTCAACCCTATGGTTCAAGGTTCTGTCCGTACCGAAGGTGTAAACATGCAAGCCTCGAATGTACGTAACTGGAATTACTACCAGAACTTACGTCGAGAAAATCCTAACCAATACTACTCACCCAAGGTCCAACAACAAATGATTCAAGACCGAATGCAAATGGGTGACAAGTTCGGAAACACTTAAGAAAGGACTAGCAAATGGCTGGTATGATTTCCTCTAACGCTGATATGCAGCGTTTGATTCGTGCCGAGGTTTACTCCTCGGAACTAAAAGAAATCCTTCGTGACGAAATGATGGCACAGTCCGTCGTTCGTATGTTGGATGGCTTCCCAGATGGTGACACATTCACTATCCCAACAATCGGTGAAACAGTTGTAAACACCTACACCGAAGATTCAGCTGTAACATATGATCCACTAGATACAGCTGAGTTCCAATTCACGATTGATAAATACTTGCAATCAGGTTCATACATCACCAAGAAGGCTGCGCAAGACTCGTTCTACTCAGCACAACTTGAGGCACGTTTCGTACCTGAGCAAGCTCGTGCAATCATGGAACACTTTGAGTCAACCACTATGGCTGCTCCAGAAGTTGGCGTATCAGCTAACTCAGCGGAAACAACCAATGGTGTTGCTCACCGTATCTCAGGTGGTAACGGCGGTAAACTAGAACTTGCTGACTTCGCATTTGCTCGTTACGCATTGAAGAAGTCTAAAGTTGCTGACCGTAGCTTGGTTGCAATCGTTGATCCATCCGTTGAGTACCAGTTGAATACTTTGACAAACCTTGTCAACGTATCTAACAACCCTCAGTGGGAAGGTATTGTTCGTGAAGGTATTGCGACAGGTATGCGTTTCGTAGCTAACGTCTACGGCTTCGACGTATACACATCGAACTACTTGAAGAACACAGTTTCTGACTCAGCACTTCTTGAAAAAGATGGTTCAACAGCAAACGACTTCTCAGTAAACAACGGTGTTGCTAACTTGTTCTTCTCAGCCGATGCTGGCTCCAACCCGTTCGTTGGTGCATGGCGTCAAATGCCTGAGGTTGACTACGAGTACAACAAAGACTACCAACGTCACGAGTATGTCACAACTGCTCGTTATGGTGTCAAGAAGTACCGCCCAGAAGGTATCATCACAATCGTGTCCGATCCAGCGGTATAAAACTTTTGGGTATCCCTTCGGGGGTACCCTTCATTTTTTTGTTGACAAAAGATGTTTTCTTCTATATAATATCTTTAACACTGTCAGGGGTTACTAATGGCTAACGTAAATCACTCAACACTAACAGATCCGTACCTTCACGAACCTAAAGATATTTCATCTGCAGGTGCAGGTCAAGTATATGTAGCTGATGGAGCAGGTTCAGGTGATTGGGTTGAGAAGACTCGTTACATTGGTTCCTATATTGCTTTTGATGCGACAACACCTGCGTACCAACATATAGTAACAACATCTGATACGATCCTTGACCCTACATTTGTTGTAGCTCAGGCTAATGGTTTTGTTGGTGAATCTTCACCTAACGCACGGCTTAAGTATACTGGTGCTGAAACTATTGATGCACAGGTTATCTTTACTATTTCATCAGCTAATGCTAGTGGTACCACTCGTAATGCTGAGTTTTCTTTGTTTAAGAATGGTACAGAATTAGGTGGCTCTCGTACAATCCGTTCTATTAGCTCAGGATCATGGGGATCTATCTCTGTCTTTGGTTTTACTACATTTAATACTAACGACTACTTAGAGATTAAAGTTAAAGGTGATGGCGGTTTTACACTGAATGTAGCTTCTGCCTTTATGTCTGTGATGGGATCGGCTCAGTAAGATGAAGACAACACTCCTACAGATCGTACAATCTATTCTGTCTGATATGGACTCTGAGGATGTGAACAGCATTTCAGACACCGTTGAAGCACAACAGATTGCCTCAGTAGTTGAGGATACATACTACAACATCATTGCTGCACGGGACTTACCTGAGCACAATAAGCTTATGACTCTTGTGTCAATGGGTGACTCTACTAAACCTACACACTTCAAGTATCCATCTGATACAAAACATATTGAGCGTGTAGAGTACAATGTAGGGACTATCTCGAAGAAAGACTTTCGTTTAATTGAGTTTGTAGATCCTGTTTACTTTCTAGATCATATGGACGAGAATGGAACTTTAGTTGAAACATACGATGGTAACCTAGATATTTTTGTACGTTCTGATCAACCACCTACTTACTACACATCCTTTGATGATGAATACATTATTATGGATTCCTATGACAGTAATGTAGAGGTCACGTTACAGCAAGATAAGATCCGTGCATTTGGTTCTACTTACCCAGCGTTTAGTCAGACGGATAGTTTCGAACCAGATATTGACAACACACTTATGCCTTACCTATTGGCTGAGTCTAAGTCTGTCTGTTTCTCTTTATTCAAGGGCGGGTCAGACCCTAAAGTAGAACAAGTAGCTCGTCGTCTAAAGTCTTACATTCAAAACGACCAACACAAAAGTCGTCGTGACAATACACGAAACTACTACGGACGTAACTAATGATCGAATATGACCACGACACAGCCAACCAATACTGTGTCTGTAAGTCAGATAAGCTACTTACAGAAGTCTACATAGAAAAAGAATTAGGTGGCTATAAATTCTTTAAGATCAGATATGAAAAGGGTCTTGTGCCTAAAGATTTAGCTGGTCGCTATACATCAGTCCAAGCTGCTCAGAGAGACTTAGAACACTACCTTCGTCGTATGCCAGTGTCTAAGACAAAAAGAGTAAGAGACTACGCAGACCAAAGAGAGAAAGAACGAAATGGCTCAAAGTCTAAATCAGAAGGTAGTCAATAACTTTATCAGGGGTCTGGTCACCGAAGCTGGTGAAATGACATTTCCTGAGGGTGCCTCTGTAGATGAACTTAACTGTGACTTACGGCGTGATGGTTCTCGTCGTAGACGCTTAGGTGTTGCATACGAAAGTAATAACTCTTACTCTTCTTTTACTCTAGCTAACTCAGAGATTGTAACTAACGGCGATTGGGTCAACGTAGCAGGTAATGCTGATCTTGAGTTTTTAGTTCTTCAAAAGGGTGCTAATCTTTATTTCTACAATAAAGGTTCATTGCCTTACTCTGCCCAAATTCAAACTAACTCTATTGATTTAACAACTTATGAATATGC